TTTATGAAGCCATCCGCATCGTCGACGCGCTTGATCCGACCGTTATAGGGGATCTGCGCGGGACAATAATCGAAGACAACAAGAACGAGCTGAAACAACTCGCCGCGCTCGACGGCGGAAGTCAGCGCAAGGCCATCGCGGCGATCAGGGGCGGCGAGGTCAAGACCGTCGCCCAGGCGCGCGTCGCAATCGGCGTCGACAAGCCGAAAACCGACGATCCGCAAGCGCGCATCTACGCCGATCTGCTCGACCGCTGGTCGAAGGCCTCCAACAAGACCAAACGCCAGTTCATGGCCGACGTCGGCCTGGTCTATGGCGAGAAGCTCTCCTACGTCCAGAAGGCGAAGGCCTGACGATGCGCGACTGGCTCTCGGCTCAAGATCTGGCTGACTTGGGATTGCCGGGGCTCCCTGCGACGAAGAAGTCGTGGCTGGAATATGCCGAGCGTGAGGGCTGGCTCGAACAAAAGGATAAGGCGCGGGCGCGCAAAGGCCGCGGCGGCGGGCTCGAATTTCATATCGATCTGTTGCCGGTCGCGACTCTGGCCGCCTATGTGGCGAAGCATGTCGGCGCGGTCGATCTCGAATCGAAAGACGCCGAAGCCGCGGCGCGCGATGAAGCGCAGCGTCAGCTCACGCTCCCCGCCGTTGAATCCCGCGACGCGCGTCTCGCGCTGCTCGCCGCCGCCGATCGGCTGGCGCGCGAGGCCAATCTGTCGCGCAGCGTCGCCGATCGGCTGTTCGTCGCACGCTACAACCTCGTCCAGATCGACGTCGCGCCCTGGGCGCGCGAAGCGTGCCCGAAGATTTCGCCGCGCTCGCTGCGCCGCTGGCGCAGCCACAAGACATGTCAGGGAATTTCACGGCTCGGCGTCGACAAGGGCGCCGCGCGTAGGGGTAAGGGTGCTCTCGAGTCCGGCGAGGAGGGAAAGGTAAGAGCGTTCCTCCTCGCCGAAATCACGCGACAGCCGAACATCGCCGGCCGAAAGCTGCGCAATTTGGTCGCGGCGCAATTTCCCGCGCTCGCCAACGTATCACAGCGATCGGTCGAACGCATGGCGGCGCGGATCAAGCGCGAAGACCATGTCGTCATCACCGCGATGACCAATCCCGGGAAATTCAAGGGGAGCTACCGGCTCGCGGGCGAGAAGACCGCGGCCAATATCTCGCGCATAAACGAGCTCTGGGAGATCGACGCTTCGCCCGCCGACGTTCTGCTCGTCGACGGCCGCTACAGCATTTATCTCTGCATCGACGTGTTCTCGCGCCGCATGCTCGTGCTGGTCACGAAGACGCCGCGCGCCGAGGCGGTCGGCCTGCTGATCCGACGCGCTCTCACCGAATGGGGCGCGCCAGAGCGGATCAAAACGGACAACGGCTCCGACTTCCGCGCGAAATTCACCCAGCACCTCTTCAGCGCGCTCCAAATCGAGATCGATGTCTGCCCGCCCTTCACGCCCGAAAAGAAGCCGCACGTCGAGCGCGCGATCAAGACCTTCCAGCACGATTTCTGTTCGTCGCTGCCCGGCTTTGTCGGGCATAGCGTCGCCGACCGCAAAGTCATCGAAGAGCGTCGCGCCTTCGCGCAGCGCCTCGGCGTCGACGACAGGGCCGCCTTTAAGGTCGAATTGACGGCCGCCGAGTTCCAAGTCCGCGCCGACGCCTGGGCGCGAGATGATTATGGCACGCGCCAGCATTCCGGCATCGGTTGCTCGCCATTCGAGAGGGCTGCGGCCTTTCAGGGGGCTGTGCGCAAGATCGACGATCCGCGCGCGCTCAACGTGTTGCTCGCGCCGATCGCCAAGGGCGATGGCACGCGCATTGTCACCAAGCGCGGCCTGCGCATCGATAATAGGACCTATCTCACGCAGCTCCTGCCGCAAACGCGGGTCTTCGTGCGTATGGACCCCGAGGATATGGGCCGCGCCTGGCTGTTTTCGGAGGACGGCGCGGAGTTCGTCGGCGAAGCGATCTGTCCTGAAGTCGCTGGAATCGATCCGGCGGCGGCAGTCATGGAGATGCGCGCCTGGCAGAAGCGCACACTCGACGAGATGATCGAGCCGATTCGACGCGAGGTGAAGAAGCGTTCGCAGCTCGACATAGGCGACATTCTGGCGCGCCAGGCGGCGGAGCGCGCCGGCAAGCTGGTCGCCTTTCCCAAGCGCGAAGAGAGCTACACGACGCCAGGGCTTGAAGCCGCTGCGGAAGCGGCGGGGACTGCGCCGGCGCCCGCGCTTCCGATTTCCGATCAATCGATCGATGCAAAAACGGAAGTCGCCCCCGTCCATCAGCTCCCTGAAACGCGCCAGCAGCGCTACCGCCGCGCGCGCGAATTGGAGGCGCGTCTCGACAACAACGAGCGGATCGAAACCGACGATGCGCTGTGGCTCGGCGGCTATCAGACCACGGCGGAATACGCCGTGATGAAGGAAGTGTTCGAGGAGTTCGGCGAAGCCGCGTTGCGGTGAGTTCAGCCGCGTTGAGTGCGTTTCAAAAAGCGAGAGGCGCGACCGTTACGAGCGGCGCGCCTCCTAAAGGACCAGATCATCAGACGAGGACATCATGTCAGACGCGATTACAAAGGTCAAACCGGTCCCATCGCCGCCGCCATCGCCGCCAAGAACGGGCGGGTCGAATTTCGCGGCGCTCAAGAACGTCTCCGGCTTTCGCGAGCTGGTGGCGCGGGTCGCCGATCGCGCGCCGAGCCTGCCCAATATCGGCGTGATGCACGGCCGCTCTGGCGACGGCAAGACCTACGCCTCGATCTATGCGCAGAACAAGACCCGCGCCATCCGCGTCGAGGTCGGCGATACCTGGACCCGCAAGACTCTGCTCACCGCAATCCTGCGCGAAGGCGGAATCGCGCGCCCGCAAGGCTCGATTCCGGAACTCGCCGAACAGGCGATCGCCATGCTCGCCGAAGAGCCCAAGCGCCCGCTGTTCATCGACGAGGCCGACAAGGTCGTCGACAAGGGCTACGCCGAACTCATCCGCGAGGTCGCGATGAGCAGCAATGTGCCGGTGTTGCTCATCGGCGAAGAGGCGCTGCCGCAAAAGCTCGCGCGGATCGAACGCTTGCATAATCGCGTGCTCGCTTGGTTCGGGGCCGAGCCCTGCGATCTCGAAGACGCGCGCAAGCTCGCCGACCTGCTGTTGCCGGCGGCGATCAGCGACGATCTCCTCGAGGAAATTCGCATTCAGGGCGACGGCCGCGCGCGGCGCATCGCCACTTCACTCGACGGCGTCGCCCAATGGGCGCGCAACGCCGGCGCCAAGGAAGTGACCCGCGCCACCTACACAGGCCCGATCTACACCGGCGAGCCGCCCAAGGCGCGCGCCTCGCGCCTCATCGTCGCGCGCAGCGCGAAGAGCGGGAGGGCGGCGTGATGGCGATTCCGACGCTCGATCAAATTATCGAACGCGTGGCAGTCGAACCTAATCAAAACTTCGGCGCGCTCACAGCGCAATTGGTGGCGGAGGGAGCCTCGCTCGACGACCTGTTCTCGAGTGCCGTTGGAATGGCCTACGCCATGATCCTTAGCGTCCTCAAGAGATACCCGCCGGAGGTTCAGAAAGACCTAGCCGAAGCCCATCTCGATTATTTGAAGGCGTCAGTAATGCTCTGGTTCGAGATCGAGGGCCGCGCATGACCCGCAAGCCCATCCATATCGAAGTCGCCATGCCCTCGGGGCCGGCGCATTACTGGCGCGAGATGATGGCGCGGCCCAAGGGCTTCACCATTCGCGAGATCGCGCTCTGCTCTGAAGGCGTCGCCTATAAGACCGTCAAGCGCTACGTCGAATTCCTCAAGGCCGGCGGGTTCGTCGTGCGCGTCGGCGCAAGGCGCGACGGCTATGCGCTGCAAGCGATCTACGCCGTCAAGAAACGGGTCACGAAGCCGCCGATCAAACGGCTGGACCCGCTGCGGGCGCCGCTCACCGCGCGTGAAGCGATGTGGAACGCCATCCGCGCGCTTTCTCAGTTCACGGTCATGGAGCTGGCCGTCAGCGCCTCGACCGAGGAGCGGCCGGTCGCGCAGCGCACGGCGGATCATTATGTGCGGGCGCTGCTGCGCGCCGGCGTGCTGCAGGCTGTCGCGCCGCCGGAGACGCTGAAGGGCCGCGGCTCGACGCCGGGCGTCTATCGGCTGGTCAAATCCGCCAACACCGGACCGCTGGCGCCAAAACTGTGCGTCGCCGGCTTCGTCTTCGATCCCAACAAGAACCGCGTCCTCGGCGACGCCGTCGTTTCGGAGCTGCGCCCATGAACGCCGCCGTTAAGGTTAATTCTTCACCATCAAAATTAACCACTGACTTTCTCGCCAACGCCCGCGCGGCCTATGGCGACGCCTTGCCTGATTGGGTCGAGTCGCTCGCCAATGAGGCGAACCGCACGACGGGCGCATCGGCGGCGCGGCGCATCGGCTATTCCGGCTCGGTCGTCACCAGCGTCTGCAATGCGACCTATGGCGGCGACATCGGCGCCGTCGAAGCCAAGGTGCGCGGCGCGCTGATGGGCGCGACGCTCGATTGTCCGGTGCTCGGCGAAATCGGCCGCGACGCCTGCCTCGACGAACAGAAGAAGCGGCATGTCGCGACCAGCGCCGTGCGCACCGCGCTCTTTCACGCGTGCCGCGGCGGCTGCGAACATTCGCGTCTCAAAAGCGAAGGAGGCCATGATGCGTGAGTCTCTTCTTTCAGCCGATATCGCCGCCGTCGCCGAGATGATGCGACGCGACCGCCTCGACGGCCATGGCATGTCGCCGGCCGGATGCAATTTTGTTGCGGAAGCGCTCGACCAGCTCGCCGTCAATGCGCGTGCGCTCGAAGCCGATCTGGCGCGCGAAGCCGCGTGGCGCGCCGCCGCCGATGCAAGAGTCGCGGCGCTGACCACGCCCGATCATGTCGTCAAGGCCCGACAGGAAATCGCGATTGTCGAAGGCCGCCGCGCCGGAACGATCATCGATCTCCGACCATTCCTCGACCGCGAATGGACGGGCGGACATCCGGGAGAAGCGGCATGAGCGCCGTCGCCGTCGCCGACATTCTCGACGTGGTCTGCAATCGCTACGGCGTGCGCCGGGAAATGGTCAAGAGTCCGCGGCGCTCGCAGGAGCTGGTGCAGCCTCGGATGATCGCCATGTATCTGTCGCATCGGCTGTCGCAACGCAGCCTGACGCAGATCGGCGCGGCGCTGCTGCGCGATCACACGACGGTGCTCAATGGCGTAGACAGAATCGCGGACCGGATCAAAGACGACCCGGCGCTGCGCGCCGAAGTCGAAGAGCTGGAGATCGAATGTCTCGCCGTCGCCGAGCAGCGGGCGCGGGGCGCGCTCGCGCCGCGCAAGCCGATCGACGCCTTCCTGCTCGCCGAAAAAATCGCCCGCTCTTCCGACCGCTTCGTGCTGCAGACGTCAGTGGAAGAGATACGGGCGCTGGCCGAGGCGCTGCTGGCGTCGCGCGCGCAGGATGAATCGGGTGACGACGAGGAGCAGACGCGGGATGCGGCGCCAACCGAGTTTGTGATGCTGGACGCGCCGATCGCTCTGCCCCCGACTCTCGCCGAACTCATTCACGATTTTCTCGCCGCGGAAGCCGCCTATCGGCGCAGCCCGTCGCTCAATGTGAAGGACGCGCGCGATCGCGCGATCGCGCCCCTCAAGCCGCATGCCGACGAGCCCACCGTCCTGGCGCTGCTCAAAGCCCATGACGCGCTGACGAGCGCCGAATTCACCTTAGCCGAGCGCGACGCCAATGCGCGCTTTCAGGCCGCCGTGAAGGGCCTTTCAAGACGCTTTTCGGCGCTCGTGGCGAATAGCGAACAGGAGGCCGTCGATGGATGAATACGTCATCTGCTGGCGCAGCATGGATACGGGACGGATCGGGCGCGGCGTCACGCGCTTCGATCTCGCCGAGGCTGAAACGCTCTGCGCCCGCCTCAACCAGGCCAATCCATCATTCGAACACTGGCCGGAGCCGGCCGCAAAGGAGCGCGCTCATGTCGAAATCGCCCAGTAAAGCGCAAAAGGTTAAAACGCGCGGCGCCAATGCGCCGACGCCGCAGTCGCGCGAGGAGGCGGCGAGCTTCATTCACGACATCGGCGTGCGCCAGCGCGAAATCGCCCGCATCGAAGCCGACATGAACGATGCGATCGCCAAGGCGAAGAAGGACGCCGAAGCAATCGCGCAACCCTTGCGCGACCAGATCGAGCGACTGACCGAGGGCCTGCGCCATTGGGCCGAGGCGCATCGCGTCGAGCTGACCGACAATGGCAAGCGCAAATTCGGCGATCTCGGCGCCGGCAAGATCGAATGGCGGCTCGCGCCGCCGCGGGTGACGATCCGCGGCGTCGACGACGTCATCGCCCGCATCAAGACGCTCGGCCTCTCGATCTTCCTGCGCACGAAAGAGGAAATCGACAAGGAGGCGATGCTGCGCGAGCCCGACAAGGCGCGGCTGATCGCCGGCGTTTCGATCGGCACGGCCGGCGAGAATTTCTACGTCGAGCCTTTCGAGGCCGAGATCAAGGGAGCGGCCGAATGAATGCGCCGGCGCAAGGATCGCCGGTCGAGATCGTCCTCTCCGGCGACGACGGAAGCGAAGACGTGCTGACAGGCATGCTGCTCGGCCGTTTCGACGGCCGCCATGTCGAGGTGAAACTGGACGATCCGCCGATCAAGGCGATCGTCGAGCGCTGCCTCGTGCGCCGCGCGCCGGCATCCGCCGCCGATGTTTCGAGCGGCGGCAAAGCAGGAGAGACCGCGCCATGACGATCAATCTACGCAAGGCGCCGCTCGCAGCGCGCTTCGGTCTCTGGTTCGTGCTGTTTCTTGCGGCTGCAAGCCCGGCGATCATGTTCGACAGCGTCGCATCGATTTCGCGCCGACTCGCGGATTGCCTGTGCGATCTCGCCGACATGGCCGCTGCGCGAGGCCGTGCGCTCAGGGAGCGCATGCGATGACCACCGCCGCCCAGACCCGCGCCATCCATGCGCTGCTTCGGCAGATACCGCATTTTTCCGACGAGGATTATCGCGCGCTCCTCGCCCGCGAGTTCCACGTGAAATCATCGTCGGCGCTTTCCGAGCGTCAGGCGGCGAAGCTGATCGAAATTCTGAAAGCGCTCGCCGGCCAGCATCCGCAGGCGCCGCGCGCCAGCGCGCGCCGGCCGAGCGAGACCGTCTCCGGCCCCTATGCCGGCAAGCTGCGCGCCTTATGGATTTCCGCCTACAACCTCGGCGTGATCGACAATCGCGACGATCGCGCGCTGATCGCCTTCGCCGAGCGCCAGACCAAGATCGCCCATCCGCGCTTCCTGCAAAATCACAAGGACGCCAAGAAGGTCATCGAAGCCTTGAAGGCGATGATGACTCGCGAAGCCTATGTGCAGTGGCCGGAGTCCGATGACGTCGCCAGCATGAAGCGCGAGATCGCCCGTTGCGTTGCGATCAAATGTTTGGAGAGCGGCGCCTTCACGCCCTTGATCAAAGGCAGAAGCTTCGAGGAGTGCTGGGCCTCCGACATTGCGCAATTCGGCTACCGCTGCGGCTGTCCGGCCGGCTTCGAATATTACCGCGCCGAACATTGGGACCTGCTCGCCAACAGGCTCGGCGCGCGGCTTCGCGCGAAGCGCGCCAAGACGAACAAAGCGAAGAAGGACGCGGCGTGATGGCCCATCAGCTCCTGAAAGACGACGGCGCCTACGACCGCGCGGCGATCGTGCGGCGCGCCAATTCCGAGCTGCGCCGCGCCCGTCGACTCGGCCTCGGTTGGGACCGCACAAAGTGCCTCGAATATGTCTGGGACCAGGCGCGCACGCTCCGCGCGCGGTTCCTCGGCGTCGAGAAGACGCCGGTGAAGAAGCGCCGGCCGCCGCAGCTCACCCTCCCCTTGAGGGGGAGGGTCGCACCGAAGGCGCGGGGTGGGGTGAACCAGCAAAGGAGCGCGGCATGACGCGCGCGCAAGGCAATGACCTGCATGATCTCGAACTCTATCTCCATTGGGAGGCGGATGGCGCGCTGCTCGTCTCGGACACCGGGATCAAGGAGCAGGCCGTCTGGCTGCCGAAATCGCTGATTGAATTCGAGAAGATCGGCGCGGCCCCGGGCGCGAGACTCGTAAGCGTGAAGGTCGCCGCGCCCGAATGGCTATTGGTCAAGAAGGGGCTGCTGTGATGGCTGATCTCGTCGCCATGAGCCGTCGCATCGCCGACCTCGAAGAAGAGATCAAGGCTTTGCGCGAGGCGCTGAAAAGCGAACCTGTGAATCTTCATATCTTTTTGGGGCTCAGTGTCGCGCAAAGTCGCGTGATGAACGAGTTGGAGCGCGTGAGCCCAAACGTCGTCACGCATTCGAGAATTCTTTCGATTCTGGACAGCCAACGCGTCGACTCCGACCAATATGCGAAAGTCATCGTCTGTGCCATGAATCGCAAGCTGCGGCTCCATGGAGTCGTGATCAGAAACGTCTGGGGTCAGGGTTACTTTATCGATCGCAGCGCCAAGACTCTTCTCGATGCGCTCCTTGACGAGGTCGCGGCGCGCGAAGGCTTCGATCGCACGACTGTCCCCTGGAGGGCGCGTGACTGACGCCCTGCAGCTCGATTTCTTCCAGCGCGCGCGGGCGAAGCGGCCGGCGGTGATGAGTTTCGCCGATCGCGGCTGGAACAAGCGCGGCGAGCAGATCGCGCTTTTCCAATGTCCGCGCTGCGGGACTCGCAGCGGCTGGGTGCGCGTCGACTCGTTCGAAGACGAGCTGAAGGGCGTCCCCTGTCCAAAATGCAATAGGGAGCGGCGGTGATGAGAGGTCGCCTTATGAAACGTCTTGTTCTCCCGTTTCTGTTGTTGACGACAACTTCCGTCGTCGCCGCGCCCTGCCAGCTTGTCCGGCAGGCCTATGCGCCGGCCGAAAATCTCGAAACGATTGACGTCGAGCTGATCGGCCGCGCGACGCGGCGCATCGACTTCACCGCCTATGTGCTGACTTCGCTGCCGATCGTCAGGGCGCTCGATGACGCCGCCGCGCGCGGCGTGACCATCCGGCTCTATCGCGACGGCGCCGATACGCGCATGCCGCGCGCCCTGGCCGACGCCTATGACCGGCTCGCGGCGCGGCTGAATGTCGAGATCAGATACAAGGGCTCGCCCGCGCCCTTCATGCATCTCAAAGCCTATGCGATCGACGGCGAGATCGTCCGCGAGGGCGCCGGCAATTTCACCCATTCCGGGCTCTTGCGACAGGACAATTCGTTGATCGCGCTGCGCTGCAAGAGCGCCGTGAAGCGCTTTCAAAAGCAGTTCGACGAAATGTGGAGCCGCTGATGACTCTCCCGCCCTCGCGCATCGGCGACAAAGGCCAGCGCTATGAGGTCCGCTGGCGTGAACCGGAGGATGCGCGGGACACCTGGCGCGTTCTCGGCTTTGCCTCCAAGGCAAGCGGCGCGCGCGAAATGCGCGACGCCTGGTGGACCTTTCGCAACGTCGACGACGTCTGGATCGTCGATCGCGAAACCGGAAAGCGGGTGGACTGATGAGCACGCTCGACGATTGCTCGCGGCTCGAATTGAAGCGCCTCGCGCGCTTCTCGACGCCTGCGCAGATCGCCGAGGCGAAGGCGCGCATCGCCCGCGAAGCGGCGAACCGCGAAAACGAAGAGCGTCTTTCCCTGTCGGCCGCCGCAATCGAGGCGGCGCGGGCGGTCAGGCAGCACTTCGAATTGGTCGGCGCGGATCACGGCTACCGGAAGCTCTTCGACGATGCGCTGCTTGCCGCGCGCCGCTCGGAACATGCGAGCAAGCGCTGGGCGCGATTCGAGGCGCAAGCGCAAAGGCTCGAACGCGCTGCGCGCAAGGCGACTCACCCTCCCCTTGAGGGGGAGGGTCGGCGCGAAGCGCCGGGGTGGGGTGCGCGATGACGCTTCACGTCACCGATCACGCCTTGCTGCGCTTTCTGGAGCGGGTCCACGGTCTCGAATTGGAGAAGCTGCGCGGCGAGCTGCGCGCCAAGGCCGAGCGGGCGATGAACGCCGCGCAATCCATTGGGGGGGGGCAATATACGGTCGTCGTCGACGGCGTGAAATTCCGCTGCGTCAACGATCGCATCGTCACAGTGGTCACGGGAGACGAACGTGACCTTGTCGGATAGAGAGCTGCGCAGGCTCGAACTCTTTCCGACGCCGCCATGGGCGACGCGTGCGCTGTTCGAATGCGTGTTGCCGCGAATCTTTACCACGATCGGCGCCACGCGCATCGGCTCCTGCTGGGAGCCGGCGGCCGGCCTCGGCCATATGGCCGAGACGATCGCCGAATATTGCTCCGCGACGATCGTCAGCGACGTCGCCGACTATCCGCTCGAAGACGGGTCGCGCATGAGCGACCATGGCCTGCAGGTCGTCGACTTTCTTGGCGCGCCGCCGCCAATGCGAGCGGACTGGATCATCACCAATCCGCCTTTCAAGCAGACCGAAGGATTCCTTCAACGCGCCTTGCAGGCGGCGTCAAAGGGCGTCGCGCTGCTGCAGAAGCAGACCTGGCTCACCGGCGGCGAACGCTTCGCGCAGGTCTATCTCGAAACGCCGCCCGATCTCGTCGCGCAATTCGTCGAACGCGTGCCGATGTGTCTCGGCGGCTATGATCCGCGCGGCTCGACGGCGACGGATTACGCATGGTTCATTTGGTTGCAGCCGGAAGGGCTTGAGCAAGCCGGCCGCGATTGGGCGGCGCGCCGCGAAAACGCGCCGAAGGGCTGGCTCCAGCTGCTGCTCATTCCGCCCGGAAGGCGCGACGCCTATCTGCGCCAGCGCGACTTTGAACTCGCCGAGAGCCGCCGACTTCCCGGCTGGCATCCTGATCCGAAGGTGAGAAAACTGCGCCGGCGCATCCATGCCGAGCGCGATGCGCGGATGCGGAGCGAAGAATCGTGAAACACGACTTCTCCCATCTCCCGCCGCTTCTCGCCGAGATCGCGCAAGTCGCCGGGCCGGTGGCGGCGGCGCAGCTCGCCAAGGCCAGGGGCGGAACCGAATGCTATATCCCGGCGCGCGCGCCCGACGATCATTGGCTTGTGCAATGCGTCGGGCGCGCCGCCGCCGACAGGCTCTGCAAGCATTTCGCCGCCCAAATCGACGGCGACGCCGACAGATCGCGTCATGGCGTGAAAATCGTGCTGCCGCTCGGCGAGTCGGGCTCGCGCGTCGAGTCGCGGCGCCGCGCCCGGCAGGCGCTTGAAGAGGGCAAGAGTCTCAGCGAAGCTGCGCGCCATGCCGGCGTGCATCAGCGCACCGTGCAGAACATCCGCCGCCGCATGAAAGACAAGCGTCAGGGCTCGCTGTTCTAGCCTCTCATTTTTTGATCGGGAAAGCGCGGCTCAAGAAAATTGTCGGGGCCAATTCGGGACGCGCCCACGCGTAGCGTCGCGTCTCGATGAAAGCCTCTCTCGCGCTCATTGTCAGCTCGCTCGCCTTCGGCGTTTTCGCTCTGGCGCTGCTCTACGCCGCGCCGGTGAAGGCTGATCCGCTCGGCGCGTTTCTGGACGCGCTTATCTTGGCGCCGCTTGAAACATCGGCGGCGCATCTGGCGCCGCGCGCGCGTCATCGGATCACGGCGTCGTTCCATGACGGCCGAACGATGATCGCCTCCTATTACGGCGGCGGACCGCGACGCTATGAGCCGAACAGCCGCACCGCCAATGGCGAGCGCTTTAACCCGGAAGGCTTCACCGCCGCGCATCGCACGCTGCCCTTCGGCGCGCTGCTTCACGTCTGCCTGCGCGGCTGCGCGACCGTCCGCGTCAATGATCGCGGCCCCGCCGCCTGGACGGGACGCTCCCTCGATCTTTCGCGCGGCGCGGCGCGCTCCATCGGCCTGATCAATGTCGGCGTCGCCCGCGTCAGCGTCGCGCAAATCGGAGCCTGGCGATGAGCTTTTCGATCAAGGACCATTGGTTGCTCAAGGACGGCAAGCCGGTCGCGCAGAAGATTTCGCCGAACCGTGGCGGGGCGCTCGTCAAGCCGACGCTGATCGTGATGCATTACACCGCGTCGCAGTCGGCGAAGGGCGCGATTTCCTGGCTGTGCAATCCGAATGCAAAAGCCTCGGCCCATCTCGTCATCGACGAAAACGGCGTCGTCACCCAGCTCGTCCCCTTCAATCGCGTCGCCTGGCACGCCGGCAAGTCGAGGTGGGGGCTGAAGTCGAACTGCAACAGTTTCTCGATCGGCATCGAACTGTCGAATCCGGGTCCCTTGACGAAACGCGGCGACGGCAAATTCGCCGACGCCTATGGCGGCGCCTTCCCCGCCGATCGCGTCGCGATGCTCGCCCACAAGTTCGACAAGGGCGCCGTGAAGCCCTGGGCGATTTATCCGAAGCCGCAGATCGAGGCGGCGGTCGGAATCGTCCAGGCGCTCTGCGCGACCTACGGAATCAAGGACATCGGCGGTCATGACGACATCGCGCCGACGCGCAAGCGCGATCCCGGCCCGGCGTTCAACATGGCGGGCTTCATCGCGCGCGTCTTCGGGAGAGCGTGATGAGGCGTCGGCTTTTGATCGTCGGCGGCATCGTCGCGCTGCTGCTCTCGCCGCTGCTGTTGTGGATGGGCGAAGTCGCCTGGCTCGCCCTGACCGGACAGAGCTTCAACTGAGGGGGCATCCGATGAAAACCGCTCTTCTGATTTTTGGCGGCGCGCTAATCGCGCTCGCTCTCGCTTCCTGGTTCGCGCCCGATCTCTTCGTCTGGTTGTTCGTCAACCGGTCCTGATCGGTCGCCTTTATCGCGTCGGGAAAAATGTCCCGGCGACATCCGCGCCGGCGGCTCCTCCGGCAAACGCAAAAGGAAGATCGACATGAAGGCCATCCTCGCAGCCATCGACGGCAAGAAGACTTACATCGTCGCCGTGCTCGTCGGCGTCGGCGCTACCGCTCAGGCGCTCGGCTATCACATTCCCGACTGGACCTGGTCGTTGCTCAGCGCCGCCGGCCTCGGCGCGGTGCGCTCGGCGCTCGACAAGACCAGCGCCTGACCCGCAGCGGTCTCCAATTTCCATCAGGAGGGCGAAGCGCATGGGCTATCTGATCGTCTTCGTCCTCCTCATTCTTTTCGCCGCCTGCGTCGGCGGCGGTGGAGGACGCCCGTGAATTTTCATCTGCTTTGGTTGTGCGCCGCCTTCTTCGGCCTGCTGCTGCTCTTCCACCTCTATTCGTCGATCGGCCGGCAGACGCTGCAGAGCGAGATTCTCGACGAGCTGAGGGCGCTGCGCACCGGTTTCGAGGCCTGGGCCTATGACGAGGACGCCTATGAGGCGGACGACGTCAAGAGATCGATGATCGCCCGCCTCGACCAATGGCGCGAAGAGCAGGCGCTGGCGCAAGAGGTCGAGCGCGTCATCGCCGATGCGCATCTCGTCGACGGCGGCGACCCCGAGTGGGGCCTATGAACTGGCCCGTCCTCATCGCGATCGTGGCGGTGATCGTCGCCGGCGCCGTCGCCTATCTGCTGCGCCGCTACGTCTACCGGCAGATCGCTACCGGCGGCGGCGCGGCCGAACGCGCCGCGCGCGCCGAACATGACCTCGCCGTCGCCAAGAAGCAAAGCGACATCATGGCCAAGGACAGGAGCGTCGAAGATGTGGCGAACGATCTCGATAGCGGTCGCTTTTAGCGTCGCGCTCGCCTCCTGCAAGTCGACCGGCGGCGGCTGCCCGTCGCTCGTCGACTATTCGCGAGAGACGCAGCGCCTCGCGGCCGCCGAGCTGCGCAAGCTCCCAAAGGACTCGCCGGTCGCGCGGATGATCGTCGACTACAAGAAGACGCGCGATGCCTGCCGCGCCGGCGCTGGAGCTGCGCCGTGAAAGAATTCTTCGTTTCCGGCCAGCCAGACGTGAATGGCGCGCATGCGCTCGTTCGCTTGGCGATGCTCCTCATCGTCTTCGCGGCGATCGCCACGAGTCTCTGGTTGAGACGATGAGCAGAGAGACGCGCGACGCGCTCGGCATGTTGATCGTCGGCGCGCTCGGCCTGTCGCCGGTCTGGATCACTTTTCTGACCTTCCTCGTCCAAGGGAGATTTTGGTGAGCGACTTCGAGTGGGGAACGGCGGCGCAGTGGTTTTCGCCGATGGTCGCGATCGCCATTTCGATCTGGGCGGCGCTTTCAAGACGCGGCGAAAAGGCCTTCGACGAGCTTAAACAGACAGTCACTGAAGCGATCGAAGCGCTGCGCGGCGAGGATGCGCGAATCTTCAACCGTCTCGACGCGGTCGAATCCCGCTGCTCGTCGATCGAGGCTGAGCTGCGGCATCTCCCGTCCAAAGACGCGATGCACAATCTCGAAAAGTCTCTGCTGAAAATGGAAGGCAAGATCGACGTGATTTCCGCCAAGGTGGAGCCGATCAAGGCGATTTCCGACCGCATTCAGGAAAACATGATGGAGCATGCAAAGTGAGCATGTCCGACCGCATTCGCGAACATGCGCGCCTCATAATCCTGCGCGATCTCGCCGAACAGCCGGACGGCCGCTGGAACTCCGAGGCGCTGCGCGAGGATTTGGAACTGCGCTGGGGCATCAACCGGCCGCGCGCCTTCGTCCATGACGAGCTGCGCTGGCTCGACATGATGGGCGCGGTGACGCTGGTCGAGACGGGGAGCGTGCTGATCGCCGCCATCACCCAAAAGGGCATCGATCATGTCGAGCGCCGCATCCGCATCGAAGGCGTGAAGCGGCCGAGCCCCGAGTCATGATCTCGCGCCGCGCGGAAAAGTGCGAAGCGGTTTTCCGTTCAGCGGCGCGAAAAGAAAGCCGCGAAGCGGTTTTCCGTTCAGCGGCGCGCGGAGGACTCTGATATGGCCACGGGTCGCGGCCGGCTCTCGTCGCTCGACCTCGTCCCCGAAGAGGGGCAGGAGGACATTCGCTGGGCCTATGCCGAGCTGAACAAGCGCGAGCGCACGGCGGCGGACATCCTCTTCGAGCTGAACGATCGCCTCACGGCTAGGGGGCTCGAAGACTTCACGATCTCGAAGAGCGCGTTCGGCCGCAAGAGCATCGCGATCGCGCGCGCAGCCGATCGCATCAAGACGAGTCGGGCGATTTTCGCCGGCATCGCCGACCATCTGACGCCGGAGAATATCGATCAGGGCAATATCGCGCTTGGCGAATACATCAAGGCGCTCATCGGCGAGATCGTCAGCGAGGCGGAAAGCGGCGGCCTCTCCGCCGACGAGGCGATGAAACTGTCGCGCGGTTTCCAGGCGGTCGTTTCGGCACAAAAGCTCTCCCATGACCGCAAGACCAAGGCAGAGAAAGACTTGGCGTCCCGCGTCGAGAAGATCGCCGACGACGTCGGCAAGGTCGCGCGCGAAGCCGGGCTCTCGGCCGACCAGGTCGCGAAAATCCGCCGCGACGTGCTGGGCGTGCGCACATGAGCGAGGAAGCGGGCGCGGCGCCCATTCTGCCCCGCGATCCGGCCAGCCTGCCGGAGGAGCTGCCGCGCGGCGCGGAGATTCCGGAAAATCACGATCCGCTCGCCGCCGGCGTGCTGATGGCGCATCAGCTCGACTGGATCGAAGACGAGAGCGACCTGAAGGCCGCCGAGAAGGGCCGGCGCACCGGCGTCACTTACGCCGAGGCGCTCGACGACACGCTCATCGCCGCCAAGAAGAAGAGCGAGGGCGGCCAGAACGTCTTCTACATCGGCGACACCAAGGACAAGGGCCGCGAGTTCATCGGCTATGTGGCGCATTTCGCCAGGATCGTCGCCGGCGAGCTGGCGCAGATCGAAGACTTCATGTTCGAGGACGAGCGCGAGGACGGCGCTTCGAAATTCATTTCGGCCTATCGCATTCGCTTTTCGTCGGGCTGCCGCGTCGAGGCGCTGTCGTCGCGCCCCGAAAACATTCGCGGGTTGCAGGGCGTCGTCGTCATCGACGAGGCGGCTTTCCATAAGGACGTGCGCGCCGTGCTTGACGCGGTGAACGCCCTTCTGATCTGGGGCGGCAAGATCAGGGTCATCAGCACGCACAACGGCGTGCTCAATCCCTTCAACGAGCTGATCCGCGAAGCGAAGGCCGGAAAGACCCCGTTCAAGGTCCATTTCATCCCGTTCAAAAAGGCCGTGGA